CATTCGGTACATCCAAAGCTTAGTGATAGGCCCTACTAGCCAACTCATTTGAGTTACGATAGAGATCGTGTAGTTAAGAGGTAGTTCGCGCTGCTGCTACTCACTGGCAGACAGTAGCATTTTGTAAACAGCGTAATCGAACTACTCAATTTTTGATTACATATCCTTCGTGAATAATCCATCATCGCCTCGAGCGAGTAGATCATCATAAGAAGGAATATCGTAATCGGGTCTCCAACTGGCGGGAAGTCGGAGGATTGCACCTTTCAGTTTTTCAGTTTCTGATGCATAGATATCTCTTCCGTGTTGGAAGAATTCTCTACATGCATTGTCAACTAAAGCTGTGGAGTAAGCACAATCTGTTAACGCCTCATGACCCATTTCGTAGGCCAAGCTCTTATAGATGGATGTCATCTCCAAAGGACAAGCCCATCTTTGTCTTTCTAAATCATAGCGAAATGCTCTCTTTAAGAAAGAACACTCATTCAACATCTTTGGTCGAGGATCTTCACCCTTGACATCAGAAGTGACGTGAAACCCTAATTCCTTGAACGCTGCAACACGCTCTTGGATAGTATACCACGGAATGAGCTCACTCTTATTGATGATAACATCATCTCCATAGACTATAAGTCTACAAACATCTCTAAAGTTGGGAATTAGTCTTACTAGTTCGCGCCAAGGAATAGTACTTTTAAGGTACTTCCTAGCTGCAATCCAGTAAGCCATCATCTCCAATTTTTCGAGACACCAAGAGTTGAAAAATGCAGTTTCAAAACCACCAGATTGAGATCCGGTGGCCATGTAAACCGCACAACCATCTATATTGAGAATAACATGGCTTGCGTCATAGGCCAACTTCTTCATCACGGAAATGTGATGAGACTTGTACCCTGGTAAAGCTTGAGCTATTCTCACAATATCTAAGAAGGCTGCGTATAGTTCGACTCTTGGATCAAATGTCTTTTGATCAGTAGGTTCTAATCTACCATCGTGAAACCCTTCAGAGGGATCTACTAAGTAGCGTGCAATTTTGTCCCAATCTCTTGAGACGCAATTTACACCAACCTTATGAGCAAAAGTCCACTTGTCAGCTTGCAATCTACTAACAATAGGTGAGAAATATTGCCTCATTAAAAGTAAGAGTGAATAAGGACTAGGATTGAAAATTCTAGTTCCTCCTTTCAAAGTCTTTTCCTGTTTAATAGGCTCATCTTTCTCAGACCAACCGAAGGTGAAATTGGCTGATTCATTCCTATCATAAGTATCATGTATAGCACAGAGATTATCTATGATAACAGAATTTGGGGAAACTTTGGTAGGATCTGCTAAGGATATAACCTCATTATATCGCTCTTTGTTCCCTGGAAGAAAACAACCAGCGGAAGTAGTATCCTTGATCCTCTTAATTTCTGTAGCAGTTACTCCATTGATAGTTTCTACTAAAGTAAGAGGCTTAGCATCTTGCAAAGAAGGAACTTCTTTCAAAGCTCGAGCCACCATGATTTCTCCTGCCAAATCGGTTAGATTTGGATCAGTAGAAAAGTCATGTTCTACATAAATCTTAAGTTTCTCCTCAGTATTCGACACCCAATTCCCCTCGTGCATAAAGCCACCAAATTTTGGCGGACCATAAATGCGCTTAGGGTCGTAAGTATCGACAAAGCCTGGAATAGCAACAACATTAGATTTCGCTTTACCAGACCTATACTGTTTTCCTTTACTATTCGTAAACATGCCTAAAACTCCAAAACCACACTCTGGTGCTAAGAATTTATACATGACATGTTTCTCTGGGATATCCGTAAGGGTAAGGACTTCAGGTACCGAGAAGGTCGGTTTATCTGGCATACTAGGAGCGACAAACTCGAATTTAGTAAACATAGATTCGATATCACTACGACTAATATATTCAATAAATCCAATCTTTTCTTTCGGTGATCCTGAAATGTGCACTCCCAGAAGTGACAACTTTCCTTGCAATCTAGCAACTGCAAGGGCTCCACACTTCCCTTTCTTTGACGCGTGCTCACCGGGGTAAGCATACGCCAAATGTTTAGGAACTACCACCCCATCGGGTTTGGTGTAGGAAGTGTAAGCTAAGTTAGCAAAGTGTTCTGATCTGGTTATGTTTGATCGATTATCGACCTCCATAACGTCAATTGGAACATTTTGATCGAGAACAGGGACTACATCTGGGTGGAAGTATTGTGTTAAATCTTTGCAAGGAAGTGATCCTCGACAAAGAACTAAGCATATATCTTTCTCCTTATGTCGTACGACTTGTTCTTCATTAATGATAAAAGTCTTACTATAAGCGTTATAATATTTAGGTCCAAAAGTAACAGCAAGTGCTATTCTAGTCTTAGGAATATTATG